GGGCATTAAAAATATGAATATAGATAAATAACTATCTACTACTAACACTATAAAAAGCCCAGTTTTCCGGGCTTTTGTGTTTAGCGCGGCGCTGCTAAGTGCTTGCTAAGCGCCCGGCCCAACCAAGCCTCGTCGATGCGGCCATCGTCGAGCGCTTCGAGCAGCAGCTCGGTCGAGCGCGGCAGCGGGCGTATGCCATGCACCCATTGGTGGACCGCACGCTCAGTGCGGCCCGTGATGAAGGCGAGATCCTTGTGGCGGATGTTGTGCTTGCGCAGGAGCGTTTGCAGGTCAGTCATTGTCGAGCTTCACAGGGAACAGGAGGAACACGATGCCTGCCCAGATCAGGAAGGCGATGGCGACGATGATGATGGTCTCTACGAGCATTGGAGGGCCTCCAGAGCCTCAAGGCTGGTCAGGTGGTGGCTCAGGCCGCCAGCGGGCGTCAATGCCCGCCAGCGGCCATCCTTGGAACGCTTAACCCATCCAAGAAGCTTGCCTTGCCAATAGAAGGTCATCATGGCTGCACCACCCGGCATAGGGCCTTGCGGATGAGGTGTTCGCGGGCCTTGGCCTTCGGCACAAAGCGCACCTTGATCGTGTTGCCCTCGGCATAGCGCTCGCGCTTCACAGGCGTGCCCAGCCAAACGTGGGGGAGGTTGGGGTCCGCACACTCGCGGACCCGGTAGAGCTGGTTGGCGTTAGTTTCGATGATCATTTGTGAACCTCGATATTGACGGTGGGCTTCACGCGGACGGTTTCGATCAGGGTGGTCTTGGAGCACTCGATGATCTGGGCCGGGGTCAGGATGGCCTTCACGGCCTTCTGGTCGAGCGCCACGCGCTCCGACAGGCCGACAGAGACGATGGCGTGCTCGCCGATGATTTCGTCGCGGCCAGTGGCCTTGATCTCGGCCTTGCACTCGTCCAACAGGCGGGTGAGGGCGTCGATCTCGTTCTTGAGGGCGAAGTAGCGGTCAGCAAGGTTGGTCATTGGTTTGGTCTCCGTTGGTCTATGATTCTGTGTACCAGAACTTTGTTCCGGTCGTCAACCTAAAATATTTTGCAGGTGGGCATAAAGGTGCGCGGCGCCGTTGCCGGTCTGCGTGTCCTCAACGTCCGTGTAGTTGTCGATGAAGTCCAAGGCCTCCTGCAAGGCAGCCTCCAGTTCGATGATGCGCTTCTGTTCTTCGGTCATTGGTCTGGTCTCCTCAGTCTTCGTAGCAGGCTTCTTCGGCGGTCCACTTGATCTGCTCCCAAATGGTGGACTGAAGGTCGTCAACAGTCACAGTGATCGGCAGCGGCTCACCGTCCTCGTCGGTGAGCTTAATCTTCCAGCCGGTCACGTCGATGATGCCGTCGCGGTCAAAACGAAGATCCACAGTGCCGTCTGCATACACGACGCCAGAGCGGTGGGGGACGATGATCTCTTCGAAAGTGTAGGTGTGCCACATGGGGTTGGTCTCCGGTTGGTCTGATATTCACAATAAGCATTTCGCGATTCGGTGCAAGAACTTTTTTCTGGTCCCCCTCACTTTTGTGAGGGGCGGGTGATAATGGTCTGGGCGACGCCATCGCGGTAGTCGTGCGCCTTGATGGTCGCCTTCACAACGATGTTGTCGCCACGCTCGCCGAGCTGCTTCGAGCCCTTATAGACCACCACATTGCCGTCAGCGTCTTCGCAGACATGGACGAAGGTGAAGCCGAACTGGGTCTCGAAGCTGGTGGTGAACTTGATGCCCAGATCGAACTCGCGGCGCTCGCCGACGGTGCCAATGTGCTTGGCGCTCTCGCGCTTGGCAGCAATGGTCGCTTCGCGCTTGGCAAGGCGCTCGACAGCGCCGTCAATCAGGCGCAGGCAGGCTGCTTCCTGACCGGATGTGAGGCGGCCCCAGTCGCACAGGCTGGTGTAAAGCTTGCCGTAAAACTCACCGGCAGCAGCCTTCACCGTGGGGTGCTGGCCAGACGTGCGATCGAACTCACCAAGCTCGAACAGAAAGTCGATGCAGCGCTGGGCGGTCGGGCTTTCCTTCAGCCAGCGGGCGCGGGCACCCTTGGCGCGGTTGGCTGCAATGCGAGCATGCGCAGCAGCGATATACTTGGCGTGGTTCTCAATATGGTCCGGCACTTCGATGTGGGGGAAAGTCTGGCTCATTGGGCTGGTCTCCGTTGGTCGATGACCCTTTGTCTCATGATTCGGTTTTAGAGACAAGAACTTTTTTCTGGTCGGCAAAGGCCGGCAATTGAATTACCGGCCCAGCTTTGGTCAGGTCAGCGCAGGGCCTCGGCGCGGTCGAGGACGAGGGCGCTGATGCGCTCCTTGCTGGTGAAGAAATTGTCGATCTTCGAATAGATGCTGTAGACGTCGCGCGCAGCCGCCTGAAGCGCAGGCGCATTGATCAGCATCACACGCTCGCTCTTGATGTCCACCGGGCTGTTGCAGGACAGGTCATGCTTCGTCCACTCGGTGACGATGCCCTGACGGTTCACCTTGGCCACAATCGCGAAGCAATAGCTGACATAGGTGTTCTTCTTGAACGTGTTGGCCTCGGTCGAGACGCTGGTGCGTTCGAGCACGAACACGTCGCCGCGCTTGGCTTTAGGGGTCTTCTTCATGCTGGTCTCCTTGGTTTGGGTTGGTCTGACCTGATCTTTATTTCATGATTCGATGATCGAGACAAGAACTTTTTTCTGGTCTTCAGAAGCGCGCGTACTCCTCAAGGTTTGCGTGCTCGGGCTCGTCACCGGCGTGGAAGCCTGCCTCCTCCAGCTCCGCCCACAGGGCGTCATAGGCGCGGTCGTGGAGGCGGTCGAGCAGGATCAGCATGGCCGCGTTGACGGTCGTCACGTTGTTGATGGTCTTCACCGTGCAGAGGGTGCGTGCAAGCGAGACGAGGGTCTCGGTCGGGCGGCGCTTCAGGGAGGTGTGGGTTTCAGCGAAGTCGAGGATGTTCATTGGTCTGGTCTCCTTCAGTAGGTGTAAAAGCCGGGGCAGATGCCCAGATAGCCGCCGGTGCTGTTCTCGCGGCGCAGAAGCTCGGTCAGGTCAATCGCGCCGACCCAACGGCCCCAAGCCTCGTTGAAGAACACCACATAGCGGGCGGCAGGAGCGTCCGCGCGGCCAGCCTTGTCGAAGTAGGTCGCGGCCTTCTGGGCAGCCTGCGCAGTCGCCTTCTCAGCAGCTTCGCGGGTCGCGTAGTTCTTGCAAGGGTTCTTATTGGTGGCGCGGTAGTCTTCGATGCGGGCGGTGAGGGTGTCGATGATGTTCATTGGTCTGGTCTCCGTTGGGTTGGTCTGTTTCGATGACCCTTTGTCTCATGATTCGATTTTCCGTACAAGAACTTTTTTCTGGTCTTTGCAAATTTTTTTGGGGGTGCTATGAAAGGCCATGCAGCGCGACATAGCCATGGTGATCTGCTCCTTTGGAACCGGCCAGCCATGCGCAGAGCCGTGCTGTTGGTGCTTGGAACACGCCCAAGCAATTTTGGAGGTCATACAATGCAGAACAACCAACTCAAAAGCATCGTCGAGCGCATCGAGCGGCTTGAGGAAGAGAAAGCAGCCATCCTCTCCGACATCAAAGACGTGCTGTTAGAAGCCAAATCAAACGGCTTCGAACCCAAGATCATCCGCAAGGTCATCGCCCTGCGTAAGATGGACCCAGACGAGCGCGAGCAACTCAATCTCATGATTGAAACCTATATGGCCGCGCTGTAAGATTAACCCGTCCCCTCGGACGCCCGGCCCCGTTGCCTCAGCGACCCCGCACTTCACTGTGAACGCGGGGCCGGGTTCTAACAGTAGGACACAAAACCCATGGTCATGGGCCGACCCTCAAAATACTCCGAAGAACTCGCCGAGCGTATCTGCACCGAGATCGCCAACGGAAAACCCGTCTTCGCCATCTGCCAAGAAGACTGGTGCCCATCAGAATTTACCATCTACAAATGGCTGAGGGACAAGGAAGACTTTTCAAAGGCTTACGCGCACGCGCGCGAGATCCAGCAGGAGCGCTTCGCAGCCGAGGTGATCGCCATCGCCGACACCGAAAAAGACCCGGCCATCGCACGCAACCGCATGGATGCGCGCAAGTGGTACGCCGGCAAGGTCAGCCCGAAGAAGTGGGGCGACCGCGTCGATATCGACGCTAAGGTCGAAGTGAACTCAGGGCCCAGCGAGAACCTCATGGCCCTGCTCGCAATGGCTGAAAAGAATGGCAAATCTAATTGAGCTGTGGAACCGCCTGACCCCGCAGGAGCGCGTCCTCGCAGACTGGCGGATGGGATGGCTGCGGAAACGTCTCGATCACCAGATCCCGCCACCCGGCGAAGACTGGACCGTCTGGCTGCTGCTCGCAGGCCGTGGCGCCGGCAAGACCCGCACCGCTGCCGAGACGATCGGCGAATGGGCAGCCATGCAGCCGGGCACCCGCTGGTTGGTCTCAGCCCCCACCTACGGCGACCTGATCGGCGTTTGCTTCGAAGGTGAATCCGGCCTGCTCAACGTCGTCCCCCGCGAGCTGGTGGCGTCGTACAACAAGAGCGACGTCGAGCTGAAGCTCGCCAACGGATCTATCCTCAAGGGCATCACAGCCGAAAAGCCAGAACGCTTTCGCGGTCCCCAGTTCCATGGTGGATGGCTCGACGAGCTGGCAGCGTGGCAGTATGCCGACGAGGCCTTCGACCTGCTTATGTTCGGCATGCGCCTCGGCGATCGGCCCCGGCTGATCTGCACGACAACGCCTAAACCGAACACCATCATCCGCAATTTGCTCAAGCGCGAAGGCAAAGACGTTGCCGTCACCCGCGCGTCCACTTATGCCAATCTCGACAACCTCGCGCCAACATTCCGCGACCAGATCCTGCGCTACGAGGGCACAACGATCGGGCGCCAAGAGATCCACGCCGAGGTGATCAACCCCGAAGAAATGGGCATCATCCGCCGATCGCAGATCAAGCAATGGCGGGGCGACCTGCCAGAACTCGACTTCGTCGTGCTCTCGCTCGACACTGCATTCACCGAAGAAACAGGCGGCGGGTCCGACCCAGACTATTCAGCCTGCGTCGTCTGGGGCGTGTTCAGCCCGCGCGCCGATCGCCGGGACATCATCCTGCTTGATTGCTGGCAAGAGCGGCTCGGCTTTCCCGATCTCATCGTGCGCGCCAAGAAGGAAATGAAGGCCGTCTATTCGCCCCGGCAGAAGGCCCTCATCAAGCCGCTGGTCGGCCCCAGCTACATGGAAGACTCTGGGCGCAAGCCTGACGTCATGCTCATTGAAGACAAGGGATCAGGCATCAGCCTGCGGCAGATGATGGCCCGCGAAGGCCTGATCGCCGCGCCCTACAACCCCGGCAGGGCCAGCAAGCTTGACCGCCTGCACGCGATCTCGCCGCTCTTCGCAGCCGGGCGCGTGTGGATCACCGAAAGCAGCAAGGTGCCGGGCGAGTTCGTGAGCTGGGCGCAGCCGCTGATCGAGCAGCTCTGCACCTATTCTGGCAAAGACACGATCCCGCACGACGATCTGATGGACGCAGCCGTGCAGGGCTTACGTTATATCGCCGATCGCGATATGATCCGCGTCACGCGCCCTGAGCCGCCAGAGCCACGGGCTTACGATGATCGACCGAAGGGCAACCCATATGCCGCTTGATGACGACGAAACAGCCGCCCAGCGCATGAACCGCGTCAGCCGGGAGATCCGGGCAGGCGCGCAGCCGATCCTCGGCGGTGGCTACAGCGCCAACATTGGCGGCAGCATGGGGCCGCTGTCTGGCACTGCGTTCTCGTCATCGAACGACCGCGTTGCCGGCCAGCCGAGCGTCGCAGGCGTCGCAGCAGGCCTCGGCCCTCTGTCAGCACAGTTCATCAAGCCCACGCAGCGTGGCGCCCCAGCAGCCTATGGCGTTGGCCTCGGCGGCAAGCCGTTCGACGCCGACACCTACTTCGGCGTGAATGCGACGAAGACGCCGGGCGGCATGCAGTATGGCGTGAACGTCGGGCGCGATGGCGCGTTCTTGTCTGGCAACTACAACCCGACGCGCCGTGATGTGAACATCATGGGCGGCTATGAGCGCAGGTTCCAAGAAGGCGGCCCGGTGACGCCGCGCAGGCTTGGCTCGATGATCGTGCCGCCTGAAGAGCAGGGCGCCGTTAGTCCGAGCTGGCAAGGCGTCGGCGAAGGATTGCAGACTGTTGCGTCTGGCATTGGGCCCGCGTTGCAGAGCGCTGGCGAATATGTCTCGTCTGTCAGCCCCGGCCAGTTTGTCAGCGACGTCGGCACGGTTGCTGGTCACATGTACGAAGCTGCAAAAGAAAACCCCGCAGAGTTTATCGGCGGTGCAATGCCGCTTATTGGCAACATCTACTCAGCAAAAGACGTATCAGAGCTGAAGGACAAGATCCGCGCTGCACGCGAAGCCGGTCGTGAAGACATCGCGCAAACGCTGGAGAAGTTCGCACCGCTCGCAGCCGCTGGCGCTGTCATGCCGTTTGGCGCTGGTGCAGCAACAGGCGCTGTTGTTCGAGGCGCGGAGCGCGCCGCTGCAAAGGGCGCAGCAAAAGACATCGCAAAGCTCACCGATGATGTTGCAGCAACTGACAAGGCAGCCGTCGAAGGCGTCGTGTCATCCGCTGAACATGCCGCCGCTGTCGAAGCGCCGCAGGTGCCGCAGTCCGTGTTCCAACCCGAACCAGTCATGACTGCGTTTGAAAACACGCCTACACCAGAAGTGATGCGTGAAAGCATCATTGGTGAGATCTCGCAGTCGATCGCGGCCAGCGATGGCGCAGTCGCAAAGCTCCCAACAACAATGGGCCTCGGCCCGATGTACGTTGTCGATAGCGGTGTGCAGCCAGAAGGCAAAGGATTCATCCTTGCCGGTACGACCAACAAGAATGCATCCGCGCAGATCGAGGGCATCTCGCCTCTGCTTGAGAAATATTCCGATATGGCCTTGAACCCGGATCAGTGGGCGACAGGCATGGCAGAAGCAACCGGCAACGCAAATGTTGTCGCGCCTCCGTATCGCTTCATGAAAGAGATCCTGCCCGGTGGTGACTACGAAGTCATCCTCAAGAATATGACGCCGGGTCAGGTCGCCGAGCGTAAGCAAGGCATCGCAGCCGGCAAAGAGTTCTTCGATGCATTCGTCAACGGACAAATGAAGGTCGAAGACACTGGCAAGCTCTTCATGTGGGGCATGCTGTCGCGCGGTGTTAATCCTTACACCCATGAAGGCCTGTTCATCGACGCATTCAGAGGCATTGAGCCTTGGATCAAGATGGCGGCTGAAGGCAAGTTCACCAAAGAAGTCGCTGAAGGCCCCTACAAAGAATGGGCCGCAAGCAGTGCGCAAAAAGGATCAGGTCAGCCCGGCGCTGGCGCTATGCACAACCTCAATGCGTTTGGCGAAGACTTCCTGCTGAAGATGGGAACGCCCGGCGCTGATGGCATTACGCCATTGCAGAAGCTTCACGATCTCATGTGCGACCCTAATCTGTCGGGCCGCGACATTCGTCGTGCGTTTGCTGAGACTGGCGAAGGTGTGGGCATCGACAACAAGGTCGTGTCGTTCATTCTGCTCGCGACAGGCCGCGATGACGTTATGGTCATCGACCGCATTCAGCTCAAGAACCTGTGGGATGATGGTCGCTTCGAAGACTTCAACATCTGGGACGGCATCTCTGTCCCGGTGGTGAAGACGGCGGATGGAAACACAACGCGCTTCCCGCCAACCGAAGAAGGCCGCGCACAGGCGAAGGCATTCAAGGAAGCCAACCCCGGATCCGAATCCAGCAACGCAGCCGTCACCGGCTCGTCGCTTGCTGAAGCCACCTACGGTGCCAAGGGCATTTTGGTCTATGAGGCGATCGAAGATGCACTGATGAAGAACGTACAGGCGCTTTATGACCGTATCGGCATGGGCGATGAAATCATCACGCCCGGCATCTTCCACTGGGATACATGGGTGGCCCGCTCCAATCAGGAAGCCTCCCACGGCTCTCTTCCTGCCATTCTCAGGCAGGCGCAAGGCGTGGAGGATCCGCTGGCCGGGATCTACTCTAAGCAGGGCGACTACCAGACATATGCTTATGGGGCTAAGTATTTCCGTGGACCGGAAGGCCCCTACTTTACCATGCCGCTTTCGACCGGCGATGAGCTGCGCCTGAGCGTGCAGGAAATGCAGCGTTTGCAGGGCGAGCTGGCGGATTACACCAAGGGCGCTGTGCCGGTGCCAACTCCTGTCGTGACAAATCCTGTCACCGGCGAGCTGCGTGAGTTCGCCAATACCCCTGCTGGCCGCAAGGAAGCCAATGCCTATGCGGCTGAGCTGACGGCGGCTGCCCGTGAAGAAGCGCGTGCCGCTAATCCTTCGTTGTCGCGTTCAGAGATTACTGCTATAAAGGTACCTGTCGATGAACGCGGTTTCTCTGTTTCGTCGATAGAAGGACGACCTTGGTATGAAGACCAATCCATCAATCGAGAACGGGTCGATAAGCTCATCAGAAATGCAGCCCAGCGGTCAGAACAGTCTGCTGGATCAACTGCTCAAGCGGCAGTACCCAATGTCGCAGGACGAACAGTCAGCGAAGCCAGAAGTGCAGCAGGGTTCGAATCTGGACTACCACGCACGTATGGACAAGTGGCTGGAGGATCACTCCAACGAGTGGTAGCAAACGATCCACCGGCGTTCAGCGCGCCGGTGGTCAATGCGTTTGAACCAAACCCATCCGCGTCGTCAGTTTACAATCAAGCCAATCACTCGACCCCGCTCGTCTATGAGCTGGAGACTGGGTCACAGGCAGCAAAAGACTTCCACGCTGCGATCGCAAAAGCGAAGAAGCAAAATCCATTCGGCGCTGCGGTGACATTGTACAAGCCAAAAGAATACGCAGGCATGCGCTTGTTCTTGACGCCAGACGGCACGGCTGGTTTTGCACTGAAGGGTGACGACATCGTCTCGGTGTTCAACGCTGCGAACGGCCCGCATAGGAAAGTTGCGAACTCGTTGCTTGATGTGGCTATCTCGCAAGGCGGTCGCAAGCTTGATGCGTTCGACACCGCTCTTCCAAAGATCTATGCGGCAAGCGGCTTCAAGACAACATCGCGCATGTCGTTTGATCCGCAATATGCGCCGCCGGGCTGGAACTACAAGACGTTCGCCGAGTTCAACGACGGTAAGCCAGACGTCGTTCACATGGTCTACGATCCGCGCCACAATGCATCGTATGATCCAAGCGATGGCCGTTTCTTCAAGGACTACGATGATGCTGTCGAGCATCAGAGCAAGGCCGTGAAGACAAC